ATTCTCTCCAAGGAGAGAATTGTTCCAAATGTAGTCCATATTCCGAAAACGAATGAAGTATTCATGATCAGGCGTCTTTTCAAAGAAAGAGTAAGTAAGATTGTGAGTTTGCTTGTTCCCCGAGTTTCTTTTGAAACCAAGTTTTGGGAGCCTTCATCCAAGGCCTCATTTGCTTCGAACCGCAAACAAGGTGGTCAGGCACACGATATCAATTTCTCGCAGATTGGAGAATACGAGTTTCGTGACTTAGGTTCAAAATCCGTTCATATTCCTATTCTCAGACCGAAGTTCGAGACCCTTGAGCAGGAGTTGTGTTGTACGGCCGTTCCGATCTGTGAACCCTTCAAGGTTCGTGTGATAACGAAAGGCCCGGGCAAGACGACTTATGCTCTGAAAGGTCTCCAGCTGGCGCTCTGGAAGGGACTTAAGACCATTCCTCAATTCGAGTTGATTGGCCGTCCCGTGGAATGGACTGATTTACCGCCACTTCAACCTGGAGAGAAGTATCATTCCGGTGACTTCTCGGCTGCAACAGACAATCTAGCGAGATTCTGTAGCAGGGTTGTAGGAGAGGAGCTCGCTCTTCAGCTTGATCTTCCAAAAGACCTCATTGTAGATTCGTTAATCAATAACGTTATCAATTATGGGAAATGGAAAGATAAAGACGACTATCTCAAGCCGTTTGTCCAGAAGAATGGACAACTGATGGGCTCAGTACTCTCCTTCATCGTTTTGAACATTGTCAACGCCGCGTTGCTTTGGATCGTTAAGGATCCTCAAATGGAGTTCCCATTTGAGACCATGACCTTCAAGGTGAACGGAGATGACAGTGTCGAAGCGATGAATGAAGTGGAGGTTGCTCGATGGTATGAGCTCTCTGAATGCCTCGGCTTAGTGCCTTCTGTAGGAAAAACCTATACAAGTGAACGTTTTGCTGTAATAAACTCTAAACTCTTCCTTCGGGATGAGCATGGAGTTTGTCACGAAAACTTTTACGTGAATGGGGACTTCCTTCAGTCGACAATGGGCAAAGGCGGCCAACAACGAGCCGTGACAGATCTTTGGAGTGTCCAAAAAGCCTTTGAGAAAGGGTTTGAGGATAGTCTTGAGGATATGTCGCAGCTCTTCTTCGATTCACATATGGAGCTACTTTTGCGAAAGTCAGCTAGTGCGAATTGGTTCCTGCCACAGGCTGTGGGAGGATTAGCGTTGAGAACGACCCGACCCTTCGAGATTTCACAAGGAAATCGCGACAGAGTGTTTGCGTGTCTCTCCGGCTGGAACGGTTTCATTAAGAAGCTCAAGGACTCGCGTCCCTGGGTTGTCCCGAAGCTGCATTTCCGCCGTCTCGCCGAAGCAATTGTTGGTACTCGTAGTTCCCGGCTAACGAAGTTAGTGGAACCTGGATACGAGAGGAAGGTTCAAGCCGGTCTGAGTTCTCTTTACGTTGAAGCACAAAATGGTGTATTGTGCCGTGAAGAGACAGACGGTGAGGTTTCCATCAGAGAATCAATACCGAAAAGGTATAGGAATCGAAAAGTCCACGAGTGGTTGGACTTGTTGAAAGAAAAGTCTACCGTTGAAGTGTTAATCAAATCTTGGTTGACCCGATGGCAATTCGATGGTTGCAGCGATGCAATCTTCGAGGAACCAGAGGGTCCATTGGGATATAATGAAAACTTCACGATGAGTGACCTTGATCAACAGGCCAGCCATGTCATGCTAGATTTCGACAAACCCCAGTCCAATCTCTGGAAGATTGAGAATTGGACTCGGTTTGTG